CAACGGCGCAGACGTTGAACAATATGCGGTATGAAAATCAGAGCGGATTGAATGCTCTTGCAAGTCAGGCAAGCGCGGATACCTGCAAGATTCTTCAGGCAATTACTGATGGATCGAACAATACGATCAATTACATGAAATGTCAGGAAATCCAGTCCTTGAGAACTGACCTGCAATCTGCACAGGGTTTGATCGCCCAAAACAGTCAGACGCAGCAGCTCTTGGCGGCAATCAACGATATCAAATCGACTTCTACCACGACAGCAACAGCGTCATAAAAAGAAAATCCCCAGTGAAAACTGGGGATTTTTTATCAAAGTAACTTCCAAGGATTGATTGATAGTACTATCTGATAGGGCAACTTAAATCCACGGGATTGCCCAAATTTCATTTTCCATCCAATTCTCCATCGGAAAAATCTTTTTTTCGACCACTTCCAACCGCCCTTGAATTCAAATCCTACCATTCGATATGGCGATTCCATCTTGTAGGCAATGTTCTTTTGATGACTGATACCATTCGAATCTACCCATGTTATTTCGGTTACTGATGTTCCATAGGGTAAACCACAGACATAGGTGCTGAAACCCTGACCGGTATTTCGCCATGACCACTTAATACACGTCCAATACCTGCCAAGGAAGGTTTTTGTGTTTCCGGTGTTTCTCTTGGCAAAATCATTATCTCCATATCTTCCAAACATGTCCGAGTCTGGTGTCTGGAACCATGACAGGAATCTCGGAAGATTCCCATCAGGTTGTACAAAGAGCGAGTAGATTGGAGAAAGTATTAAGGCAATGCCACAAAAAAGTCTATCGGCTATTGTAAGAAAAAACCACTTAAGAAAGCAATTGATTTTATCCATTATTCTTTCGTAAATCTTCCGGTAACTGGGTTCTATTTAGTTCCGACTGATAGGCATTGTAACAATGATTTCCACCCTGCCAGATAAATAGCCAATTCACAATCTCATAAAAACACTTCCACATGGTATTTTTTTCACGACAACGGTAACAATGAGCCGAAAATGTCTCATCTGCCCAGTGTTTCTCCTTTGGTTCAAAGATTGAACAAAGGACGACATTGAGAAATTGGTCAAGGGCTATCAGTGCCTGCTCAAAGTTATGAGATAGTTCCATCTTTCATCCATCATTGTTCCCACACACATTCGACAAGTTCTTCCTCGGTTTCTGCCACATTGATTCTTGCCTCAAGCTGCCACTTCATGGCATATAGATTTTTGGCGTTCATCTCAATGGTTTTCTTGATTGTCTCCATTTCATCCTTCGTAACTTCATGGAAGCTGTTGTCGTATGCCTCTTTGATTGCGTCTTTAAGCGAGGTATCAGTCATAGGGTTTTGTCCACAGTTCGGTCTGTTTCTGTCCTGCCAGCAAAAGCGCCTGCGCCAGCTGTGCAACGGTCACTTGCGCTACCGTGTTGTCTGCCAGTACCCATGCTGTCGTGTAGTCCTCTGGCAAGCTGGAAGCCTGAAACATGGTAATAGCCCGCGCCATACGGTCTTGTGCGGTTTCGTCACCGTCAAAGGTCATTCCGTCCACCTCGACGGTGATGCGGGAGACAGCTTCGGCACGTTCTTCTTTCGCCTTCTTCATCGCGACTTCTTCTGGAACTTCCGGCGCGTATCCCTTTTCGTACCATGCGCCGTCGTAACCTTGTTCGATTTCGCTGTCTTCGTAAGTTTCGATTTGCTCGACCGAATACTGCGGCATGAATGGAATCGTGTTTTTCAGCCGCTGGAGTTCTTCATCAATCAGGACAAATTTGTGGTTTTCAACAATTCCGTATTTCATTATGGTTTACTCCCTTCGGCATACAGAAATCCGAATAACGATACCGTAGCTTGATAGCCATCCGCATAAACAGAGTCTCCAGCCCGAACAGCGATAGATGTCCCTAGACCCCACGTGCGATGCGAGATTGAAGTAGTAACGGTTCTCAAGGATGTATTTTCTAATCTGACGCCCCCGTCACTTGTTGATGCGACTATAAAGAAATATCCATCCGCAGGAGCTGTATATGTACTCCCACTTACATAACTCAATTCGACTAATTGATCTGACGGCATCGCCAGGTTGGCTACTTTCGCTTTTCCCGTCGCGCTGATGTTGCCAAGATCAATGTCCGCCTTAGCCGCTAGATCGGTCGCCAGTTCTGTGATAACGCCCGTTCCCGGATTGACTGCCGCATCGAAGGCTTTAATACATGGCAAGTACCCGATAGATGGGGGTTGGACTGTATCGCTTTTTCCGTAGATAGAATTGGATCTCGAAGCGTCAAAACCTATACCATCGGTATTCCCTTTGGCAGAAGAATCATACCCTCCCCATGTGGAGGAAGGTGCTGTAGTCTTGTAAAGTGCTCCTACTGTATTCTCAATATGTGTTCTTCTGTCTCCGAGATCAAATGACCCAGTAATATTCGGCAACCCTGCTTCCTTATACGTACCAGCCGCCTTGGCGCCTTCCGGAAAGCGACCAATCCTGTTTGGAAGATTGAAGGTAGTCAAACCATCACCTTCACCATATACCGTCCCGATTACGGCAAATAACCTTGCATATGTTGTGCGACTTACTGCCGAACCATCTTCAAGTAAATAACCTGGGGGGGGGCGATCCCAGTAAAATTGATAGAAGTTCCTATCGGTACGCCCGATAGTATCGTTCTATCTCCCGTTGTAATAATTGTTGTACTCATGTCCTTTTTGTTTATCTAAAATAGTATATTTATGTACACCAACACAAAATCTTCAAACAATGACCTCGGTTGTTTGAGGTTTCATGAATTGAATTTCCTGAAATTTGAAGGTTGCTGTTGCCTGAATCCCATTCTGGAAGGATGGTGATGCATGTGTTAGATTAATCCCTGTCAGAGACACCGGAAACATCCCACGCAGTTCAACCGACATCAACGGTGTCATGTCTGAATCATAAACAATTACTGTTGCATTGACTGTGGGTTCTCCCTTATCCCCAAGTAACCCAAAGTAACCCCGAATATCCGAGTATTGTTCAGACTCTTCCGGGAATCCGATACCCTTCATCCACCCATAGAGTACCAGATAGTTAATCATCTTCTTGTCAATCAGGAAGGTCATTTCAAAGGGATCATATTCAATATTATCACCAACATAGGGAACCTGACGGTATCTTGTTGAATATTGAACCTCTCCAAGAACAAGACCCGGGATGTTTAGGGATGTAACATTATAAACAACGTCATTGAATTTAGAAAAAACTACCTGAAACTTGTTTGTTCGCAGGTAGTTTTTTTCATCCTGTTTAATAAACTCACTAAAGGTATTGTTTGTCATGCGTGCATTCTTTTTAATATATACGCACTCTATTTATTTTAGTTCAGAAATCATAATTTGGTCGATACTTTTCCCTTCTTGTATATGCCTTCTTTGACTTAACCGATTTTGGTTTGAAGGGCGTATCCTGACAAAAGAGGGAATAATGAAATCTTGTCTTTCTTCTTTCCTGTTTCATACTTCGGCATTTCCTAATACTGTTAAAACCTTTCCAAAACAACGAATTTCAGTACGTGGTTTCGCTCTGGAAATCCGACGTATGGATTTTTTATATTCCAGATCAAACCATCTACGAGCTTCATTTAGTGTTACCATTCTGCCGAGTGCTTCCCGACAATAGAGATGGGCATTCGACCTGACATTGTAGATTAGGGCATTAACACCACACAAAACATTTCCATCAAAATAAAAGGTCTTTTCCATAATATCATTCCTGTTTTTCATAAACGGCTGGCAGTTTATCGGACAGGTAATACTCTACCAAAAACTCGGAATTCTTCAAAGTCATAATACAACCCTGATCATTATCAGGGAATTCAATCGTATATCCTTGCACGACCAGAAAATCAATGGAGCTTTTTATAAGATCCATAACATAATGTCTCTTTGAAACCGACACATAATCCTGTCCATATTCCCCGTTGACCTTTTTATACAAGTAGTACATAACAAAATCACTCCTATAAAGTATCACAATATTGGTAACATTATAGGAGTGATTTTTGGAAATGTCAATTAGAATGTTGGCATTTTTGAATTTTTGAAGGTCTTTGAGAGTGCATTAGATTTGTCCTTGAACCATCCCGGGATTCTTTTCTCGAGTGAAAGGGAATCCCCAACGACACCAGATCGCATTGGGACAATGATCTTCCGGCAATCAGAGCAGCCGCACTGCGGACAGTTTGTCGGATCATTCATTTCAGAGATCTTCCTGACCAAATCAAACTGGGTCTCGCACTTTTCGCACTTATATGTATAGTATGGCATATTCTCTCTTTGGCTTAAAACTTCTGCACAATATCAATCATGTTCATCATTCCATTATGGACAAGAAACTTGTGGAACTTTCCCTTGGACGGGATCTCATATTCCATATAGGCTGATAGAATCCTATCAGAAATTGTTTCTGGAATTTTATCGAAGTCAATCAAAACCCGATTCCTTTCAATCCCTGTAAGAACATCCTTTGTATCAGCATTCAGTTCAGGAGGTCTGTTGTTGGCGAGCAATCGTTCCTTCATCGCCTCGGTCAATTTCTTCTGACGTTTTCCATCAACAAAGCATCCGGACTCGGACAAACAGTTCGGGATTCCATCGCCTCGATCGCCTGTCAGGATTTTTTCATCCAAGTATCTGACAGGATTTTCCACTTCAATCATCTTCCGTTTATAGTAGGAATACTGGCTGACGTTCGGATATTTTTGTAGCTGGACGAAATCCCTGTCAGAACTCCAAATGAGGATACTTTCCTGTTCATGAAATGCCCTTGTCAGAACAGCAATTACATCATCACCCTCGGCATCCTGTGCAACAACAATCCGACATGGCAGATATTCATAACAGGTCTCCAGTATGGAATTGTAATACTCAAAGTATCGAGACCAATCAAAGACATCCGATTCATCACGGTTCTTCTTTCGGTTTGCCTTGTACTGTGGAAAGAAATCCTTTCTCCACGAATGAAAGGGATAGTCAATACAGATAACTACCGAACCGAATTTGTTTTTGTGTTTGGATTGAATTCCGGCAATCTTCATTAAGACAATTTGCCGAAGGGATTCCATGCTGTACCTTTCAGGGTTTTTTGTAAACTCAATATATGCCTCTGAAAGGACAATCTGCGAAAAATCAACAAGTATCATAATATACTATTCTCACACAAGTTAAAAGATCAAAAGACAATCCTTATTTAGTCTACCATTGAGGGATTTCTCGACTGCATTTATTTCCTTAAACAATTTCGTCTTTTCAGATCGGGACATTCTCATGATATCCTTGATTGTGTCGATCTTCCGGACAATCTTCATTTTTGACGAGTCCGGATCATAATTGATGATCGTTGTCCCGGTTACATTAAGTCTTTCTCCCTTTTTGGCAACATAGTGACGGAGGTTTCTTCCGTCAAAAACAAAGTAGTCTGTGGAATCAATGATTGTTGTCGCTCCCCTACCATTGCCAAGGATTGGATGAGATTCGGCATATCGGACATCCTTCACCCGTTTTGTCTTCGGGATTGGTTTCTTCGGTTGTTTTTTAACAACAATCTTCTTCTCCATCTTCCGATGTTCATCAAGACGTTTCTGCACCGCATTGATCAGGTTAATGATCTGTCTGGTTGCATTGGTGATAAAACCTCTTCGGAAGCATTCCTTGTTTTCGGTCTTGTCTGTCTGTAATCGTTTCAGTATTCTTTCACCTGCCTTAAGGACTTCCCTAAGTTCATCCCTCGAATTCAATTCGGAAAGTTCCTTCTCAAGTGGACTTCCTGCAAAGGTCTTTCTCTGATCCTGATAGACCATATCAAGTAGTGCCTCTGCAATTCCTCCACATTCCTGCAAGTCCTGAATTCTTCGAATGTTTGGAATGGATATCTTTGACTGAATAACCTTCCGTACTGGCTTCTTCTTAACAAGATGCGAATCCAGTTCAACTTTTGCCCTCTCAAGGTAGGATTTTATATAATCATCCGCATCATTAAAACCATTATCAAGAATACGATAAAGAAAGCCATAGTTCAAAAAATATTTTTCGTCAACACCCTTGTATTTCTCGAACTCCGGATGTTTAATCAGATACGACTTTGACATCTCATAGTCAAAGTTATTTGCATAGTAATTTAGTAGTGTGATCAGTTCAATCCTCGTGCTTTTCTTGGGTTTTGGTTCAACACCGAAGATGTTCTTGGCGATTGACCGCACACGATTAACTTTTGTCTTTTTCATGATCTTTTGAAAACTAATTTGTTCTTCTTTTCAATTGTCCATCCGATAGAATCCGTAATAGGTTCTAGTGCCTTTACAAAGAGCTTATCCCACATTCCTACGTAATCAACATCCTCAAGTAATCCCATTCTTTCTAGGGAATCATCAATAGCGGCGATCACATCCTCCTTAATGTAGTTTGGTTTTCTCAACTTGACCATCATGATTTTATCCCCGGAATGGATTCTTGTCAAGATCCCGGATTTTTCAGCATAGTGATTAAAGAGCAGTGCAGCCCTAACATGCATCGGACAACCCTTCTTGTAAATGTCAGTCGGATCAGCGTACTTGTCCATATCCGAGATTGAGCTGACAAATCCGATATCCTCAACAGGAACCTTACCAGAAAAGAACTCTTTCTTTGTTCCAACAACAAAATTCTGGAATTCTGATTCGGAATTTCGTAGAATTGTAGTCATCGCATCCTTTAACTTGCTTTGGAAGAACTTTGGTGTTGAGGATTTGATCGCCTCGAATCCAGTGATTGACACTTCCGGTTCGGCATAGATGACATCCTCATTTTCAACAACATCAAAGGCATACCTTTTCTTGCCTGTTGCAAAGGAAGAACTGAAGATTTTTTCGTGTTTCATCTTCATTCTGGGTTTAAGGGAATTGCAGATTATATGATACTTTTCTGTCTGCTTTTCAGAAAAGGGAACAAAGACATCCTTCAGGAGTTTTGAACAAAACCCGTGCAATTCATCCTTATTATCCTGATCCCCCTTGAAGAACTTTTCAATGAAGGGGGCGAAGTTCAGATAGAGGGAATTGTGGACAAGGATATTATTCGCAAAGAAGTTATGACAGTCAGCTACCTCAATGTCATACACCCACATCTCCTTTTTCCCGAGAGATTCAATTTTGAAATTCGAGCAATATTTTACCTTATTTTCCATTTAATCTTTTAAATCTTTCATTTATCTCATTCGCAATCGAAGATAGATCAATCCCATCCAAATCCGATTCCCAAATAATAAGGATATCTTCAAACCTTCCACATCCCACTATTCTATCAATTCTCCTTTTGTCTTTTTTGCCATATGTCACCAGCCGTCATTCTAAATTGATCAAAATAATGGGTTTCATCATATTTTATCGGATTTGCATGATAGTAGTCGCCATAAAATTCTATCCCGAACTTTAATGCTGGAATGGAAAAATCAATGAAATACACACTATCCTCAATGTCTACAACATACTCATGATTATACTCTTCAAAATAGCATTCTTCCCGAACGCTAGTATCCAAAAGATCAAAGAGCATCCAAAAAAAATTTTTGGGAAATGATTGAATGCTTGTGTGTTGGTCGATTGATTATACCATTCTTCCAGCGCTCGTATCTGATATTTCCATCAAAATCTCCATACTTTCGTATAAAATTCTCTCTGGTTATCCTCTTTTGTTGACAGACTCTATCATACCTCTGTCTTCCGAGATCTTCCCCATATTTTAACACAAAGTACTGAAGGGAATTGCCATTAAAGGCTTGCTTTTTACAGTAGGCTTCAAAGATCCTCTTCCCAGAAATTTCACCATGCCTTTGTATGGACTTTTCGAGAGTAATTACTTTACTCGCAGAGACTTCACTATATCGTCGTTTTCCCTGATCCTTCCCGTACTTCATCACAAAGTAATCCAAGGAGCATCCGCATTTTTGCTGCTTATTACAGTAGGACTTCCACCTACATTCCCCAACAAGATCTCCATAGCGAAGCATCATTTTTTCTCGGGTGACACCGTGCTTTGGTAGTTTTGAAATTTTCAGAATTCGCTGCTTGATTTCTTCACTGTTATCCGAAATCCCTACCAGCACAAAGTCTTCAAATATTTCATAGAATCGTCTTTCTGGAAATCCTGTCTTTTGAAGAAAATCCCTTAAATCATCTGAAAGAGGCTTATTTATCTTTTCGTATATTTCAGTATTACCAAAGACAATACTATAATATCCTCTTCTATCTTTAGGTTTTAGTTCTGAGAGTTTATTGATAAGATCGAAAACATCTTTATTGGCATAGTCATTTCCAAGGGCAGACAAAATTTCAATATGTCCTATTAATCTCTCAAAAATCTTTTTGGTGATCCTTCCCTTATAATAATTTTCACACGCCAAATAATTGAACATTTGTATTACATCCAGATAATGGTATCAATCAGCACCTAATTTAATAAATCTATCCGACGGTAATACATCACTTGGTTTTGCCGCTATGATTTCTCCATTCCGTTCGACAATGAGAGAATGATCACAGGTACAAATCACATCCTTGTCATCAACGGTTATCCTGAACATTTCCTTTTTTACCTTGTGTCTCATGATGTAATTAATATTTTTGTAAGTCGGTTTTTGACCATCAAATCCAAGAGCAAGGACGTCTTTCTTTAATGTACAGACAAAGTCATCCTTATAAACGGATTGATTGTTTTCGACGTCTGCATATTCATCAAAGAGTTTTTCAATTTCAATTTCCTGTTCTTCCCCATCGTTGGATATCAGAACCTTCGTTGATCCATCTGTGCTATCCGTATCAATTCTAGTTATCAGATCAATAGATTCAACACCAAGTTTCTTTGCCGCCCAACGATTGATTTGTCTTTCCAGAAATCGAATATACAGCTGTCCCGAAAAGGTGATAGATTCGCCCATCATCTCATCAAAGTATCGGTAGTTCTTTTCCAGCGTTGCACCATAACCACTATTCATTAGGCGCTTTGTGGAATCCTGTGCAATATCCAAGGACGGGATAATGTTTTCGCAGTATTTTTCCATCCCGAGCAGCTTTGAAAGGTCAAAAGCCGAAAAATCCATTTGTTTCAAGGCATCCAAGGACAATGCACCCTTGACACGTTCGACTTCGGCGTTTTCAGCCTTCTTTGCATTGACCGAAGCCTTGATTTTTTCATCTACCTTCTTCCACTCCTTCATCTCGGATTTGATATTGACACGAGTATCAAACAGTTCAGAAATAATACGCGGATAAAACCCAACAAAGTCCTTCCGATAGAACGCCCCATTTGGAGTATATGCCAGATTATACTTCCGGAGAAGTGGGACTAGGGTTCGAACAAACTCAGGATCGTCCAGAATCCGTTGAATGTTCTTTACATCATAGTACGGTTTTAACTCATCCGGCAAATCATCATAATGCACCATTGTGTCCGGGCTGATATTGTTTGTCATAATCGCGGATGGATACATGGATGTTGCATCAAGGGATCCACCCCATCCCAACTTACCAAGAATAGGAGACTTGACAAAGGCTCCCTCAATCTTTCTTGGATTGTTATTTCCAGTGTCCTTTAGTGGGATTGCCTTCTTTTCATGGTGAAATTTGTTGTAAATCAGGTTGTCCCAGATATTTGTCGGGGACAGAATATTTTCCGGGATGGCGTGTGCCTGCATAGCTTGGACAAAGGCAAGTTCGGTATATCGAATTTTTTCATCAACCCGCCAGACAAGTTCCACATCAATCAGGTTATATCGAACATACTCACTCGGATTTTTCAACATGAAGTCCTCGAGATCATCATATCCCGAATAGTCCAGCTTCTTGCGGTCTAGTTCGTACTCAGCAATATCATCCAGCTTGTAGGATGGCTTCTTGCGGGTGTCGAACTTTTGATAGATCTTATACAGATCAAAGTGAGTCATCCCGCAGATTTTGATCTTGTCAAATTCCTTTCCGAACTTGTTCATTCCGACCCGTTTTTCAACCACACCAAAAGGCGAAAGTGACTGTGCAAAGGATTTCCCAAGCTTTCGTTCGATCCGGTTGTATATGTATGGAATATCAAATTCCTCGGAGTTCCATGCAATAGCAACATCCCCATCAATGGATTTCCAATAATTGACAAATGCCTTT